GTGCTCTAATAATCAAATCCTCAGTCCCAAAACCAGCAGTCGTTGGTGCTACTGTTTTGATTCCTGGAATCCAAACCTGCCACATCCAATTTCTTTGCACATCGGGTAAGGTTTTCATTCTCCCCTCAATTGTAAAATTAGGTATTCCTATTGCCATAATTTTCTCCTTATTTTAATATGGTGGGATTTTACTCCCACCAATTAGTTATTTAATTAAGCGTATTTCAATTTCACATCAGAGAAAGAAATACCGGTTCTTGTTACTACTGTAGTAAATGATATGAATTCAGCAGTTCTTACAGGTTGTACATAGATATCAATATTTAATTGATTTGAATCTATGATAGCAGGTGTGTTGTTTGTATCATCACATACCACATCATACGATGTCAATCCACCCCCAGCCTGTACCCCAGCAAGAAATTCATCTACTATAGAGAATATCTGAAGTCTAGTCAATTCATTATTGTTTTCGAATACAAATGGGAAAAGTGCAGTCTCAATATTGTTTTCAATATAAAGAAGATTTCTTCTCACATTAACCCTATCAAGTGCAGATTTTTTCATCTGAGCAGTTTTCTGTCCCCAGAGTGCATATCCTGTTCCTCTAATCCATTTTACTGAATTAATATTCTTATCATACATCTGTCCAATCTGAGCATCTGTATAAATTTTCTTTTCATCAAGAACAGCAAGTGTTGCCCTATCCACACCAGCAGGTGCAAACCAAGGTTCTGCAATATTATCTACTCTTGCATAAATACTAGCAGCAAATGATGCATTTGGAATCCAAACATTCTTATCATTATATTGGTCATAAATCTGACCGAATCCAGCATACAATGCAAGATAAGATGGTGCAATATATCCATACTGTTCATTTTCTAATATCTGTCTATAATCAATAGTAATTGGGTCATTTGATTGACATACTGCAATTGCATCTTTTCTCTTACTAACGACCTCTCCTACTTTAAGTTTTACAGTTTGTTTCCAAGATGGATTAATAAGAATCTGTGCAGGAACCTCTTCTCTATTTTCGAAGATACCCCAACCAGTTACATCAGTAAGTCCATTACTCTTAACAACATCTCCACCGACAAGTTCAGAAAAATAATTTGTGAAATAAACAAAATCTCCAGCGGCATCAGAACCATCTGGTTTAGAACCAGAAATTGGAATTAAGTCAAATTTCACAGTATTATTAGATTTTACATAAATGTATTGTGATATTCCATTTACAACATTATCAATCCTAAGTTGATTTTTGTTCTCATCTAATTGATTATCCAATGTTCCGTAGAATGTTTCTATTGGAGAAAATCTCAATTTAGTAGCAGATAAATCTTCTGCATTTGAAAAAAGATTATCCCAAGTTTTACCATCAGGTTTTTCATATACATTAATCTTGAATACTTTACTAGCAACAGGAAAATAAGATTCTACTCTTGTTGTCCATGCAGTACCAGAAACAGCACCAGAATCATCCCAAAGAGCGGATGTTGATGCAGATACTTCCTGTGGATACTCATCATAATTATATAACCAATCAGCAGAGAAAGAAAGTGTTTCTACAGTAATAGCAATATTATTACCAAGTTCTCCGGGTCCTACGAATCCAACAAGAATTGGGTCAGTCAATTCTTCTGATTTGTCATCTAATGAAGCTATCTGAGTTCTAGTATCAAACACATCAGTATAATTAATTGCAGATACTCCATCAGTAGTGGCAGAAAGTGATTCTGTTCTATCCGATTTAATTTGAACTGCCGCATATTTATCCTCATTGGGTGTAAAATCTCTAACAACATACAATGCCTGAGATTGTTTCAAAAATTCAAGTGATGAATACGAACCATACCCAAAGTCAGGAACCTGTCCTTTCATATTTAATTCGCCCGAACCAGATGTGAACACAGGTTCACCAAAAGTTTCGATAAATTCCTTATCATTTGTTACCAATACCGGTCTGTTAATAGGACCTTTTGGAGCTCTTATTACGATACCCCCGTTTGAAACCCCTGTAGGTACAAGAATCTCAGAGACATCAACTTCTCTCTTATATACACCTGGAGTGTTAAATACTCTTGCCATTATAGCCTCCTAAATTAAATCATATTTATTTGTAATTTCTATTACAATTGTTCTTACTAAGTATTTATATAAATTATTTATATAACCACCTAACTATTTATTTTATGATACAAACATGATAGGAGTATCTTCATCTACAATCTTGAATTGGTCCTGTACATGTTTCGTATCTACATTCTTACCATCATAGTATTCTGTCTGCAAAAAGTATAATGCCCATATTAAACTAGTAACACAGTCATCATGAGTCATCCTTGTCTCTGCTTGGAACACATTAGGTTTTACCTCTATGTATTTAGATAATTCAGAAACAGTATGTTTGTCTCTAAGTTCTAACCATCCATTCTCTAAATACCTTTTAAGTAATAAGTTTGCAACCAATTTCGATTTCTTTGTTGCTCTTATTCCTAATCCTTTTTTATCACAATTAAGTAATTTATCATACTCATATTCATACCAAATGAAATTGGCAACTTCTCCACCTTCTCCATTGTTTTCAACCATCATATATGCATCATTATAATATTGAGATACTGATATACAATACTGTGCAAAATCTATTGTATCTGCCTTATTGTATCTAAATGTTGCAACTTGGGTTACATCATGTTCCCCAGCAACCTTCAATACTTGTATCACAGAGTAATCTCTACCAGTTCCTTTGGCAGAATCAACACCTAGTATGTATAACATACCTGGGATTGGTTTCTCATAGATACTCAACAATCCTCCCCATTTACTATCAACTGGGTCAGAGAATTCAACTCGTTCTAATGTATCACCATCTATCAATGTATCAGATGAACCTAAGAATTTACAACCAAACTCTTGGTTGAATCTTACTTTTCCAATATCACGAATCATATCCTCTTTCCATTCATCATCTCTTGAAGGGTGGTCCCACCACCCTACTTTAATTGGGAAAAAGTTATTTGAACGTCTCACAGCATTAATCCAGAATTCGTAAAAGTGGTTCATACCCAAAGGTGTTGACACCATGATAATCTTAGATTTCTTACCCGATGATACAACCGGATATGTCGCAGTTAAGAAGTCTTCGGCAATATGAGGTTTGATTTTCGCAAACTCATCCATGTAAAGAAGTGATACAGTATCACCCGAGATAGAGTCAGATGATGTGGTAGATGCCTTAATGATAACACCATTCTCTAATTCCATACCTGTCTTCTTCCATACCTTAATACCCTGTTGTAACCACAGAGGAAGGTTCTGAAATGCTAATTGAATCCTTCTCATGATTTCAATCGCAGTCTTTTCTTTATTCGCAAGGATTGCCACATTCTGGTCTTCTTCAAACAATATGTAATGTAAAAGATAGACAGTTGATATTGTTGTGTTGTGTGATAATATTCCATTAGTAAATAGTAAATGTTTATCGGAGTCAACAGAAAAATCATACATATGTTCTACATCTACATTTTTCTTTTTAACAGACATCACCTTCTCTATGCCAGATTCGGTAATAATTCTATCACCCTTTTTTAAATCTTTAACATAAATCTCATTGTAATCTTTATCAATAACAATATGTTCATCCGCACACTTTAAAAAATGATTTTTGGTTTTTACTTTCCAAACATCATATTTCACAGTCTTGTGAACCTGTTGTATATCTTTCCAACCATCATCTGTTAAGACTTCATAATCATCAACATCAAACGATTCAATTATTTTACCCATATATAAACTCCAAACATTTTTGTATAACCTTTTCTTTGTCTTTATTGTAGTCTTTTTCTTTTACATGATACATTTTCATAGTAGGAAATGACTCTATTATTTCTAATTCCCGTTCCTCATCTCTTGTTCTATTACCACTTCCTATTTCCCCATGCCAATATGTCCCATCGAATTCTATTACTTTATCTATATCTTTTATATAAAAGTCCAAAAGCCTACTTGTCTTTTTTGTCCGTACTCTATATTCTTTATTAACCCCAATTGTTTTATTACCATTCACATTAGTAGCAAAATAAATTTCTTTATATTTAGTTTTCAATGAATCATATAATGACCAAAATAATTCTTGACTTATCATAGAATAATTTTGTTTTGGAAAGTTCTTCATCCACTTTTCCTGTCTATCGACCCATCTGTTCATTCCTTCTTCCTCACCATATTTCTTGATGAGTTTCTCTTTTGTGAATGTTCTTTGTCTTTCTGATAGAAGCTCTTTGGCATCCTTTTCGGAATGACCCTTCTTAATATAATATTCTACTTTCAAAGGAGAGATAGTTGCATCCTCTTTATGTCTATTAGATAATGAAGACGATGCTTTCTTTTGTCTACCATCATTCTCATTGTAGTATCTAACATTACAATCCGTATTATAACAAAATTTACGATATCCATCAGTGAATCTACCAGTGAAATTTAATTTCTTTTTGCAATAGTTACACAAACCATCATCTTCTTTCTTAAAGTGAGAGTCGTAGTAATCTTTTATCATATCCTCTGTGTATGAATGGACTTTAGTTAGGTGTTGTTGTAATCCTCCTACTTGTTCAAATGATGTTCCGCAATCATCACAAACATAATCCAAATGAATTCCCTCATTTAATTTCTTTTGTGTTTCATAATGACCCTTACTACAATACATACCAAATTTAGTATCGTATTGTAAATCATTATCACAATTCTCATATTGACATTTCAAAGAACCTTTTAGGTAGTTATTAAAATATTTCTTACCATCATGCATTTTTTCTGTATGGATAAGCAAATCCTTTAATTCACTAAATAATTTACCACATTCTTCACAACTATAATCAAACAATTCAGAATGGTATTTCTGATTGTGATTATGTAATCCTCTTTTAGTAGTAAAGTCTTTACCACACAATGAACATATAAAATCTTTTTTCTTCATATAAACACTCCTAATTAAATTCTCATTCGAGTTCTTTAAAAGTATTTATATAAATTCCTTACCAAAGTGACTAACTTTCTTTAGAATTAGGTGCTTCTTTTATTCTATTATAGAAATCAGAAGCATTTATTTCTTCTATTAAACCTGTTTTCTTATTCCTAATCTTCATTTTAGTATCATCACAAAAACATTTTCCTTGCTGACGGGGCATCATAAGAATAAGATGTTTCTTATTCTCAGGAGGTGCCGCAAAAGCTTTGAGAATTTTCTTTTGAAATTCCCAAAGTGTTATATTAATCTTACCATCATCTATTGTTGTTATCTGAAAATATTTTTCAGCAAAATAAATGATGTCTTCTTTACATCTTATATATTCATCAAGTAATTCTTTACTATACTCAATTTGTTCACCCTCACCTCGGAGGTTCTTTATACCTTGAAACATATCTACCTCAATTTAATATAGAATTTCTCCATCGGAATTCATAACAACACCATCGGCCTTAAATGAGAATGTGATTTCTCCATCCTCTTCATTAACATCCTGAACCTTGACAAAATCAATATCCCATCCATATTCTTCTTTTAGTATGTTCCAAACAAATTTTTGTTCATCTGCATACAATCCTTCATTCCATTCAGTTAAATTGTCCTTACTCAATACTTTTTCTTTTAAATACTTTTTAAAACTCATTTCGATTCTCCTTTATTATTAAATACCCTCGTATTCTTTCATTAATTCAGTAGTAAGATATTCTTTAAAATTATTAATTCGATTTGAACCAGTTTCAAAATCAAAGTTTTTAATTGCATTCTGAAGTGGGGTTACGAAATCATATATACTACCAACATCAACATTTCCATCATCCATCATATCACCAACAAAAGAACGCACTTTATTTTCATTGTGTTTTGCATTGGGGTCATAATTAGGACTTTTGTGAAGATTTACATATGATAACAATTCTTGTTTTTTATTACCCTGTCGTAATGTTGATTTATATTCATCAATTACTTTCACAACATCCCTGACATCTATATGCACATCATCATCATATTCTTCTTCTACTTCCACATCATCTACTTCTGGTTCATCTATTATTCTTTCGAACAGAGATGTTGCCTCAGAAATAATACTATTTTTCTTTTTCATCTTTATCTCCTTTTTTCTTGACACTTTCATCATAACTTTCTTCTATTTTAAAATCCGCATCAACATCATTCATCTGACTATCAGCACCAGCAGCTTTTACCATCTTAAGTAAATCACCAGCACTCAATGAAATTTTATCATTAGGTCCCTGTACATCTTCCAATGTTACTTTCTTAGTCTGTTCTACTTCCAAGTTGGCAACATCAAGATTTAATTGTCTCAATTCTTTCAATGAATTAGTAACAGCATTTAGAAGAGTTGCATATACTTCATACATACGAGGAGGAGAACCTACCTTTAAATCAGTTTCTAATCTCCCGACAATCATAGTACTTGATTGAATAAGTCCCATAATCTCTTGTCGTATATACGGAGTATCTGTCATGGTCACCAAATTGGTTTGGATTTCATTCTTCTTCTCTGTTATACTTGTTATCTGTTGTTTTATTTCAACAACATTCTTTTCTGACTCATCTTCATCATATGCAGTGCCAAATAATTCATTGACACCACCAAACGCATCTTCTTCTGAACTCATATCAATTCCTTTCAATTAAGTATTCAATCCTCTATACCAATAGTATTCCTTTTCATCATCATTGTAATATCCACTAGTAAAGTAATCAGCAGAATTCGGCAATGTCGCAGAAGTGATAATTACACCACCTGATGTTTCGTATGCAGATGTACTGAATCCCATCAGTAATGGTTCTGCGGATGTTCCTGTTGCAGACACAGTGGAATCAATACCAACATCATTAATAAGAAGATACTTACTATTGATAACTTTGATAATGCCAGCACTCTGTAGGATTGGTCTATATTGCCATCCCTCAACAGTAAAGTTAATAGATGCATTGACAAATTTAGAATCTGATTCAGATTGGTCATCAGTGAAATCTGGATTAACACCATCCATACTTACAGGTAGATTTCTCTCTATGTTAAGAAAGGAAAATTCCTTTACTCGTAAATCCAATTTAGGATTAAAGTATGGTAGTATATTTTCTAATATCTGTGCAAGATTACCCATCATATCACATTTAATAAACAATGTGAAATTGTAATCATATGGAGTTGGTTGATAATCAGCAAGTACTGTATCTAATGTTCCATTAGACAGTTCTAGTGATTCTTCGAACCAATATCTCCATGTATTTGCACCAGCAGCCCTCTGTGATGAATAACTAATACCATTGAGATATAATGCCATTCTTGGAATTTGAAGATAGTATTTTTGACCATGTTCAACTCCATCAGCATCAACATAATTATCCTCTATCCTATCCTCATGGTATTTCTCCATAGGTCCATATGTCAATGGTACTTTTTTCTCACCA